TATAAAAATATATATAAAATTTAGATATAATTCTTTGTTATTATTGGAAGATTATTTTTAGTTGCTAATTAGAATCAATCTAAAGAGGGGTACATGAGAGACATGGGGGGTGGTGGTGGTAGTATATATACTGCTTACACAAAATGGAGAGATTTAGATTGTAAACTAGATAGGGTCGCCCTGCTAATTAGATTATATGGATTGTTATGTGAGAGAGATTGTGTTAGACTTCTGGACTGACCCAGAGAGATATATATGTTTCACCCCCTGGAGAGCTACTAAATAGATTATACACCCCATGTTTACAAACGTCAACACTAAAATGCACCAGAATAAAAATATTAATGTTGTCAACTAGCTGTAAACCTGCTATAATAGAAACATGAATAATTCATTTTTACCAGATGGTAATACAAAGCGAAAGCTAACAGAACAACAAGAGAACTTTTTACATGCTTTAAGTGGAGAAGCTAAAGGTAATATATCTAAAGCTTTAGAACTAGCAGGGTATTCTCCAACATCTAAGTCTCATGTAGTCGATAGTTTAAAAGAAGAGATAATAGAGGTCGCCAATAAAATACTAGCTACGTCAGCTCCTAGAGCCTCACAGAAGATAGTGGACATTCTAGATAGTGATGACCCCATACCACAAGTCTCTGCTAAGCTACAGGCAGCTCAGACCCTCCTAGATAGGGTTGGTATAGCAAAGAGAGATAAGCTAGATGTTACCCATACAGCAGTAGGTGGTATATTTTTGTTGCCTGAGAAAAAAGAATTAATAGATATTGATGCTGAGGAAATAGATAATGATGAATAGAAGAAACAGTTCTACTATTCCATTTGGTTATAAATTAAATTCTGATAACAAAACCTTAGAAGAAGTACCATTGGAATTAAAAGCTTTAAGTGAAGCAAAGGATGGTGTTAAAAAAGGAGCATACTCATTAAGAGGTGCAGTAGAAATACTACAGCATAATACTGGTAGAAAGTTATCAGCAATGGGTTTAAAAAAAATGATTGATAAAGATAATAAACAATATCAATCTAACTCAAATGGTTTACTAAGTAGAAATGACAAAGAGACAATATAACTACGGCTATGAACAGAAAGCTAAGATAGCTGCTAGAAAAGCTGTTAGAGAAAAAGAAAAAGAAATTGAAAAGCTTCGAAAGAAGTTAGAGAATAAGAAATATAAATTAAAAAAGAAAACAGAAGCTATCTCTAAAGTTGATAAAGTAGATAACCCTGTTAAGAATGACAAACAAGGTACTGTTGTTACAGAGTCTCAGTACAATGAATTACCTCAAAAAGTAAAAACACTTTTAGAGGAACAGAATACAAAAATAGTATTTAAACCAAACGAAGGTCCACAAACAGAGTTTCTATCAGCACCAGAACAAGATGTGTTATATGGAGGTTCAGCAGGAGGTGGTAAATCTTATGCCATGCTTGTTGACCCATTAAGATATATGCATATCAAAGAGCATAGAGCTTTGTTATTAAGAAAGTCTATGCCTGAGTTAAGAGAGCTAATAGACAAATCTAGAGAGTTATACCCTAAAGCTTTTTCAGGAGCTAAGTTTAGAGAGGTAGAAAAAATTTGGAGATTTCCTTCAGGTGCGTCATTGGAGTTTGGTTATCTGGATAGAGATGCTGATGTTTATAGATACCAAGGTCAATCCTATACATGGATAGGTATTGATGAGCTAACTCAGTATCCAACAGAATTTCCTCTGCAATATTTGCAATCACGATTGAGAACAACAAACAATGAAATAAAATGCTACATTCGGTGTACTGCAAACCCTGGAGGAGTTGGAGGATATTGGGTTAAGAAAAGGTATCTAGACCCAAGTCCTCCTAACGAATCATTTGTTGGTGAAGATAAGATAACAAGAAAGTTTATACCAGCAAGATTAGAAGATAACCCATACCTTGCAGCAGATGGTAAGTATGAACAGATGTTACAATCATTACCTGCTGTACAAAGAAAACAATTATTAGAAGGTAACTGGGATGTTGCTGAAGGTGCAGCCTTTACAGAATTTGATTATGATACACATTGCATTGACCCATTTGAAATACCTAGAACATGGGAAAGAGTAAAAGGAATTGACTATGGTTATGCAGCAGAGTCAGCAGTAGTATGGGGAGCAGTTGACCCAACAGATGAAACATTAATCATCTATAGAGAATTATATCAAAAAGGTTTAACAGGTGAAGACCTAGCTAAAAAGATTTATGAGTTTGAAAAAGAAGAACGTCTATCTATTCAAGGTGTACTAGACTGGGCTGCTTGGGCAAGAACAGGAACAACAGGACCAACTGTTGGAGAAGTATTAGCTAAAGCAGGACATAAACTTAGAAGAGCAGATAAGAATAGAATACAAGGTAAGATTCAAATACATGAAAGATTAAAAACAAATGATAAAGGTAGACCTAAGTTACAAATATTTAAAACTTGTCCTAACCTTATAAGAGAGATTCAATCTATTCCTTTAGACCCTAACAAGCCTGAAGATGTAGATACAAAAGCCTCAGACCATGCTTATGATGCTTTAAGATATTTAATTATGTCTAGACCTAGAGCTAGAAGTGTATGGGATGAGATGACAACATTAAAACGATGGACACCATCAGACCCAACATTTGGATATTAATATGCCACTATATAGATTTAAAAATACAAATACCGATAAAGAATATAATAAGGTTATGTCTTATGAAGAATTATTAGAATATTTAAATACTAATAAAAATGTACAACAAGTATTTAAAATGAATATATTTAGATACTCAGATAACAATGGAGCAAAAGACCAGTTTACAGAATGGGCAAAGGATTCAAGTATAAATGATAATGGAGGTTTTAAAACTTATGGTAAAGCAAAAACGGACTATGACAAGAAAAAGGATGACAAAGAAAAAAATTAAAATAAATAGGAAAGCTAAAACTGAATTAGATAAATATCCACTAGTAGAAGTGAAGTGGTTGGACATTTGCTCTGACAGTTCGTGGTTGTCAATGAAAGATGCTATGTCTATGCCTTTACCTATGTGTAATACTAAAGGACATTTATTATCTCAAGCAAAAGGAATCACTAGAATATTTGGTGATTATTCAGAAGGTACTAAAGGTAACATAGAAGAAATAGGTAATGTAACTATTATTCCTAATAGTGTTATTATCGATATTAAGAAAATTAGTTGACAAATTAGTAATAAATGTGTATTATTAATATATTACATAAATTATAAGGATTTTGAATGGCTACATATGGAGACAAGGAATTAGAAACATCTATGCCTTCATCTGAGGATGAACAGCAAATTGAAAAAGATGTATCAGCTTTAGTTGGAATTATTCAGTCTAAGTTTCAACAATGTGAAACTACTAGAAGAGATGATGAGTTAAGATGGTTACAAGCTTATCATAACTACAGAGGTAGATATTACAAAGATGTTAAATTTAGAGAGAATGAAAAGTCTAGAGTATTTGTAAAAGTTACTAAGACAAAAGTTCTAGCAGCTTATGGACAACTTGTTGAAGTTTTATTTGGAGCAAATAAATTTCCTTTAACAATTCAAGAGACAAGAGTACCTGAAGGAATTTCAGAGTACGCACATTTAAATCCTTTAAAAGAACAACTAGGCAATGAAAACTTAGAACCTACTCCAGGTATCGAAGGTAATATGGATTATATGCCTGGACAACAACCAGGATTAAGTATGCCATCTGATGTAGTTGGTTTTCCTGGTGATGGAAGAGAATTACCTAAAGGTGCAACATTTCAAACTTTAAGTGAAGTTCAATTAGGAGACTTACAATCTAAATATGAAGATGCAAATTTATCTGAAGGTCCTGCACCAACACCTGACATGCCTCAGATTAAACCAGCACAAATTGCTGCAAGACAATTAGAAAAATTAATACACGACCAAATAGATGAATCAGATGGTAGTATTCAATTAAGGAATGCAATATTTGAATCTTGTTTATTAGGAACAGGAATTATCAAAGGACCTTTTACTTATAATAAAACTTTACATAAGTATACGAATACTGGTAATGGTAGAGAGTACACACCTGAAATTGTTAAAGTTCCAAGAATGGAATTTGTTAGTGTCTGGGATTTTTATCCTGACCCTAATGCAAGAACAATGGATGAAGCAGAATTTATAATTCAAAGACACAGATTAAATAGAAGTCAGTTTTTAGATTTAGCGAACAGACCTTTCTTTAATAGACAAGCTATTTTAGAATGTATAAAGATGGGTGCTAACTATAATAAAAAAGAATGGGAAACAGATATTGATTTAGAAAAAAGTCACTATGCTGATATTACTCATAATAGATTTGAAGTATTAGAATATTGGGGAACAATTAATGCATTAGCTGCAAGAGAAGAAGGATTATCAATTGATGACGATATTGATGATGATGCAGAAGTTCAAGTTAATATTTGGATGCATAGAGGAAAAATAATTAGAATAGTAGAAAATCCTTTTAAACCTTTTAGAGTTCCGTATCAAGCATTTGTGTATGAAAAGAATCCTTATACATTTTTTGGAATAGGTGTTCCAGAAAATATGGATGATGCTCAACAGATTATGAATGGTCATGCAAGAATGGCTATTGATAACTTAGCATTAGCAGGTAACTTAGTATTTGATGTAGATGAATCTGCTTTATCATCTAATCAAACTATGGAAATACATCCTGGTAAAATATTTAAAAGACAATCAGGTGTACCTGGACAATCTATTTATGGATTGAAGTTTCCAAATACTGCAGTTGAGAATATGCAAATGTTTGACAAGTTTAGACAACTTGCAGATGAATCAACTGGATTACCTTCTTATTCACATGGACAAACTGGTGTTCAATCTATGACAAGAACAGCATCAGGTATGTCAATGTTAATGGGAGCAGCATCATTAAATATTAAAACAGTAATTAAAAATATTGATGACCAATTAATTAAACCTTTAGGTGAAGCAATGTTCCAATGGAATATGCAATTCTATGAAGGTGACTTACCCATCAGAGGTGATTTAGAAATTAAAGCAACTGGTTCTTCTAGTTTGATGAAGAAAGAAGTTAGAAGTCAAAGACTAACTATGTTCTTACAAACTGTACAGAATCCAGCAATTGCTCCTTTTGTACGAATGTCTGAGGTAATCAAAGAGTTAGCACACTCACTTGATTTAGACCCAGAAGAAATTATGAATACAAGAGATGAAGCAGAAATCTACGCAAAAATAATAGGACAACAAAATGTTAACAAAGGAACTAGCAACCAAGCTGATGTCTCTGGTCAACTCGGAGCAATGGCAGGTTATGGTGGAGTACCTGAACAAACTCCAGGAACAAACAACTCAGGAAATGGCGAAAGCCCAATCGGACCTGGTAATACACCAATGCCAGGGGAGATGGAATTTACTGGACAAATTGAAGAACCTACAATTCCAGGTTAAAGATATAGCTAAATAATAGTTGACTATTTAATAATCAATTGCTATAATATTACTAATTGGAGAAGTATAATGAAAAAGTATAAACCTATTAATATGGCTACTGGTGGACTTATGTCTCAACCACCTTACATAGCAAAAAATGACCCTACTCAAGATGTAGGTATTACACCTTATGATGTCAATACCCCTCAGTCTGCTAGACAGGGTATGCCTTCTAGATTATTATCTCCAACAAGAACAAGATTTAAAGATGGTGGTGAATCATTTCCTGATTTAAGTGGTGATGGTGAAGTCACACAAAAAGATATTTTAATAGGTAAAGGTGTAATTAAAAAAGCTAAAGGTGGATTAATGAATAGAATGAAATTTAATGAAGGTGAACTCTCAACAAAAGAAGTTATTGAAATGAAAAAGATACAGCAATTAAAAGCTATGAGAGATAGTGGATTACCATTGACTGACCAACAAGAACAAGAACTAGAAGAATACGAAGCATCAAAAACAATTAAAGCAGAAACAAAAATGGCATTAGGTGGTATGATAGGAGTTGAAAGAAGTAAGTATGACCAACGACCAGATTATCAAGCATATGCTGAAGGTGATGTTGTTGAAGATGAAAGTATGGAAGAAGCTGAAACAGATATGGAAATGATGGCAGAAGAAGACCAAGGTTTATTAGAACCTATAGGTATGAATGAAGAACCTATGGATGAAGATATGGAAGATGAAGACATGGGTGACATGGATGCTATTATAGATACATCAGCTTTATCAGAAGAAGAAGAAAAAATTTTAGATGATGCAGTAGAGATGCATCCAGAACTAGAAGCAATTATTCCAAAAATAGTTGCAACAGAATTTACAGATGATGGAGAAGTAGAAGGACCAGGAACAGGAACTTCAGACTCTATCCCAGCATTATTATCAGATGGTGAATTTGTATTTACAGCAAAAGCAGTTAAGCATCTTGGTGTAGACAAATTAAGAAAGATGATGAAACAAGCAGAAGAAGCTTATGATGCTGGAATTAAATCTCAAGCTGACCAGCAAGAGATGGTATAAAGAATTTATAGAGAAAGGTAACTCTATGAATAGACAAGCTACCTTATAATAAATTTTTATTATAAGCCCTTGTAGCTTCGTTTTAAAAAGAAACACCTACCTTAGCTACCTTCAGTTAAGAAGCCCTAAAGGAGGAAATATGAGTAACGAAAACGAAGAAGGACTAAAAAAAGTCGCAGCAAATCCGTACAACATGAGGAAAGCTTGGCATACAGAAAACTCTATGCCGAAGCCACTCCAAAATGCTGACTCTGGTTTGTATGTGCCAAACCCTGCTAGTAACAGAGATGAATCAAATGCTACTGCTGATAACAGCAACCCAGATGATTCTAACGATGATACTACAGCTACTGTGGATAAGGTTCAAGATTCTGCATTAAATGTTGATTCTAACCCTTATGCAAAGGTTGATTACAAAAAGAGGTACGATGACCTCAAACGATACTATGATAGGAAACTAGGTGAATGGAATAGTAAGGAGAATGAACTTAAAACACAATTAAGAAACAATGCTCCTAAATATACACCACCTAAATCTGCTGAAGAGCTAGAAGCTTTTAAGAATGATTATCCTGACATATATGGTGTTGTGGAAACCGTGTCTCACTTGCAGTCTTCAAATCAAATTAAGACTATGCAAGAAGAACTAGAAGAGTTAAAGAAAGTTAACAAAACTTTACAACAACGTGAAGCAGAGTTAGAACTTTCTAAATATCATCCAGACTTTGAGAATATCAAAGAGTCAGATGATTTTCATGAGTGGGCAGATGCTCAACCAATGGAAATTAAAAAATGGATATATGAAAATAATTCTGATGGTAAACTTGCTGCAAGAGCAATTGACTTGTATAAGAAGGACCGAGGACTTGGCTTAGATAAAAAAAACCAAAAGAAGCAACCAAGGAATGACGGAGCTGATTTGTTAGTAAAAACTACTGAACAAGTTCAAGTTCCTAACTCTAAGGAGAAGTTCTTTAAACGTTCTGATATTGCTAAAATGTCAGATGTTGAGTTTATGGAATATGAGAAAGAAATTCTAAAAGCTCAAAGGGAAGGTAGAATTATAGATTAATTTTATCTTTTATTTTTTTATTAACCAATAACTAAAAGGAGTATAACTATGGCAAAATTTGCTGGTGGTTCTACGTACAACTTTGGATTAGGTGTTGCAGGTCAAACTAATGGGTTTTTTATTCCTGAAGTCTATTCAAAGAAAGTACAAATAGCTCTAAGAAAAGCTGCTGTTGCAGAAGCAATCTGTAACACAGACTATATGGGCGAAATATCAAGCTTTGGTGATACAGTAAATATTATCAAAGAACCTCAAATAACTGTAAATGATTACACTAGAGGTCTAGCTGTAACATCTACAAACTTAACAGACCAAGAACTTGTTCTTACAATTGACCAAGCTAAGTCTTTTGCATTCAAATTGGATGACTTAGAGAAAAGATTTTCTCATGTTAATTTCCAAGCGATTGCTTCAGACAATGCTGCGTACAAATTGAGAGATGCAATGGATGCTAATATCATGACTGCAATTTCTGCAGGTGCTGGTGTAACAACTGGTATGGGAACAACTTCTGTTCCGATTGACATTGGATTCGGTTCTGGTGAAGTTGACCCTCTAAACCAAATGGCTTTAGCTGCGAAAGAGTTGGATGAAAACAACGTTCCAGAAGAAGGCAGATGGTTTGTGGCAGCTCCTGAGTGGTACAATGTTTTATCAAACACAGCTTCTAAATTATTAACTGTTGACTTCAACGCAGGTCAAGGTTCAATTAGAAACGGTTTGGTAGCATCTGGATTACTTAGAGGTTTCTCAATGTACAAATCTAACAACTTACCAACTAATGACTTAACTGGTGCTTCACCAGCAGGTACTGCTACGCAGCCTGAAGCTTTATTTGGTCATATATCTGCAGTATCTGCTGCTTCAGCAATGAACAAAGTAGAAACTGTTAGAGATACGGCTACATTCAGCGATATCGTTAGAGGTCTAATGGTATGGGGTAGAAAAGTATTAAGAGATGATTCAGTAGGTAAAATTATCTACGTTATCGACTAATAGTAATTAATGGTAGGGGGTAGCAATATCCCCTACTATTTTATAATAAACAAATAGGATTTAATATGCCAATGAAAAAAGCAATGCCAGGTGGCAAAGTAGTAAATAAAGGTAAATATAAACACGGTGGTAAAGTACACTCTGCATCAGATAAAAAGAAAATGATGTATGGTGGAATGATGTCAAAAAAGAAAAAGTAATTTATGGGTATATTGTCTTCACCTGCTTGGACTCGTAAAGAGGGTAAAGACCCTAAAGGTGGTTTGAACGCAAAGGGTAGAGCATCTTATAATAAAGGTCGAACTAAGACTGGTAAGAAAAGAAATCTTCAACCACCTGCACCCAATCCTAAAACTAAAAAAGATGCTGGTAGAAGAAAGAGTTTTTGTGCAAGAATGCGTGGCATGAAAAAGAAATTAACTTCTGCTAAAACAGCAAGAGACCCTAATTCAAGAATTAATAAATCATTAAGAGCATGGAATTGTTAAATGGCTAAAACTTATCTATCAATGACTAACGAATTGTTAGTTGAAATAAATGAACCTGAACTTACAAGTGTAGCTGGTGCTGTAGCAATACAAAAATTTGTAGCTAACTGTGTTAACAGAGCTTACTTTGATATTGTAGATGCTCAAGACACATGGTCATGGTTAACAACTGCAGCTCCTCAAAATAATTATAATGGTAATACTTATGTAGAAACTGTTGCAGGTACTAGATGGTACTTATTAAAAACAGGTTCATCAAGTGTAGATACAGATTATTCAAATGTAGACTGGGATAGTTTTACATTAACTGAAGAAGGTGTAACAGGTAAAACTTCACCTTATACTATTCATAGTTTATCTTTTGTAACATTAGAAACTTGGAAAGATTTTTATGCATCAAGTGAAGAACAAGATAAATCTAATCAACAAAATTATGGAGTACCTACTAAAATTTTAAGAAGTGAAGATGGTAGAAGATTTGGTTTATCTCCAATTCCAAATGGAGTTTATAGAATTTATTTCAATGCATTTAATAGACCATCAGAATTAACTAATGATACTGATGTAGTATTATTTCCAGAACAATATAAACCTGTACTATTAGCTAGAGCAAGATATTATATTTATCAATTTAAAGATAATATTTCTCAAAGTCAATTAGCTTTAGATGAATATAAAAAAGGTTTAAATAAAATGATTGAACAATTAAATGCTCCACAACCTAAGTATGTGGAAGATGATAGAAGATTATTTATATAAAGGAATAATAAATGCCAACGCAAGGAGCTTCCATTACTGTACAAGGTGGCTTGGATTTAGTTTCAAGTTCACATGCTTTATTTAGAACTCCTGGTGCTGCAACTAAATTACAAAATTTTGAATCTTCTACAACAGGTGGTTATCGAAGAATAAATGGTTATCAAAAATGGGGAACTACAAGTGCTGTAAGTCCATCTGGAACTGTTACTGATTTAATACATGGTTTAAAAAATTATGCTAATGGCATAGTAGTTGCTCAATCTGATGATTTATATTTTAGTACTACAGGTACTTCATATGTTCAAATAAATAAAGATACATTTACAACAGGACCAGGAACAGTTTCTATTTCTTCAGGTTCTGCTACAGTAAATGGAACTGGTACTTCATTTACAACAGACTTTGCTGCAGGTGATGATATTAAAATAGTTTCTGCTATTAATGGAACTAATATTTATAAAATTTTATCTGTAACTAGTAATACAATATTAACTTTAGAAACAACTGCTATTACTAGTAGTACACAAAATAATTTAACATATGGTATTGGAGGAATACTTGTAGGTAGTTTACCTGCTGCTACAACATTACCTAGAACAAATCAATCAAATGTTAAATTTGTAAATTTTGAATCTACAGGTGGTCAAAATGGTACTTTATATTTTGTAGACGGAGTTAATAAAATAGGTGAATTTTCTATACATGATGATGGTACTTATCATTATGAAGACTTAAATAATACTTCTCCAGTTGGTTGTTCTTTAATAGAAAGATATGCAGAAAGAATTATTGTAGCTGGACAAACTTTAAATCCAAGTACTGTATATTATAGTACTAGATTAAAACCTTATGATTTTACAGGTGCTTCAGCAGGTTCAATTGATGTAGGTGATATAATAACAGGGATTAAAGTTTTTAGAAACAGCTTAGTTATATTTTGTAAAAATAGTATATATGAGTTGACAAACCTTGATTCTACTCCTATAATTAAATCAGTAACTAAAAACATTGGTTGTGTAAGTGGAAATTCAATTCAAGAGATAGGTGGAGATTTAATTTTTCTAGCACCTGATGGATTAAGAACAGTTGCTGGTACTGCTAGAATTGATGACGTAGAATTAAGTTCTATCTCTAGAAAAATATTACCATTAATTAATGACTTATTAGATAACATTGGTAATTATACTTTATCAAGTATTGTTATTAGAGAAAGAAGTCAATACAGATTATTTTATTATCAATCTGGTCAAGCTGATTCAGGACAAAGAGGAATCATAGGAACATTTAAATATAGTTCAG